CACCATAGCGTCAATACATTCTATGGATGAGTCAGAGTAGTGTGCTGGTGAGTTGACCATATCATGGGCTTCTCCCATCTCTACATCTATCGTGCTTGGCTGCAAATTTGCCAGCTCATAGGACCAGTGTTGGTCAACCTGGCTTGCGGTTAGCTTCTTGTAGCTGCCTATCCTGACTTCATCTCCAGCCATTGCCCTGGTCCAAACACCAGGACTGACGCCCAGGTGCTCTGCCATCGATGTATTACTCAGGCCATTAGCCCGCTGAAATACCAGCAGATCATTGGCCTCATTCGCGCTTAGTTTTGTCTTCATAAAAGCTCCTAGAATGGTATATCGTCGTCATCAATTAACGGCGCAGCTGCTGCCTGTTTCGCTGGCTTCGATGTCGCTGCTGCCTGGTCTGCTGCCATTGCTTCAAGTCCACCTGGCTTAGGTGTTTGCACTGGCGCCGGCTTGCCTTTCTTCATAGCTGCTGCAACCTCAAAACATGGACGCACCTGGTCCTTGTCAGCCTCATCACAACCAGAGATACGCCACTGGATAAAGCGCGGTAGCTCTTCATAAACATCACATGCAGCCTTGCTGCCCTCGCACTCTTCACCGGAGAATTCTTTGCAGTATTCTTCCAGGTCAAAGACTGACGTTGGGTTGGTTGTTGTTACTCTCTTTGCGCCATTGTCAGAGCAGAATATGCCATCGACCTTGGCGTTACCGTTACTGTTAAGGACCACGTTGATCTTACAGGTAACACCCAACAGCTTGGTTAGGTCGAATGCTTTGAGCTCTTCTTCAGAGAAGGGCTTGTTTCTCCATGCCTGGAGGTCACGACGTAAATTAGATCTCTCATTAAGTGACAAAGTATATCCGTGAAAGATAGAATACGGTCGGCCATCATTGAGGGTGAGCTCAGGGATCTCCCAGAAGATATAAATCTTATGCTTCTTGGATATCTCGCCTTTGTAATCTTCCTCAGCTGTTCCTGCATCGACTAATCGATAGCAGATAGCCTCGTAAGAGCCTGGGGGTACTGTCTCGAAGGATGATTCTCCTCCACTTCCTGCGCTTGCTGTGAGTGCCATTTGCAAATTCCTCTCGTTTAGGGTTGTTGTTTGTAATAGTTTGCACTATTCTACACATTCTAACGGAGGGATCAACCTAAAATGTCATTTATAGTCGGCGAGACAAACCAGAAAGATTACACAAGGCCCATAACGGGCAACTTTAGACAAGAATTCGAAGCGTTCTTGGCTGAGAATGGCCTCAGCTTAGACCAGAAGAAGGGCCTGCTAGTTGATGGCAGCATTGGTAGAGCATATATGGATGTCGATGGTAAGCATAAGCTTACCGGCTGGTATCAATTCTGGGCAGACCAGACCATTCCCTTTGGTCGCTGCGGTGACTACCGAATCGATAGTGCCAACCCAACATCTACCTGGCGACCTAATAACAGTGGTAACTATAAGATGACTGATGAGCAGCGGGAAGAGATTAAGCTGCTGCAGGATGAGGCCCAGGCTAAGAAGGAAGAGCGCAACAACAGAGCTGCGAAGCGCAGTCAAAATATCTGGGAGGCTGCTGCTGCCTGTACAGAGCATCCATACCTAACCAAAAAGAATGTAGAGAGTCACGGTCTGAAGCAGCATGCTGATGGTCGGATGATGGTTCCGCTCTTGGACCAGGCGCTCACAATCGTTGGACTGCAGTATATCGACGACGACGGGGGCAAGATGTTCCTGACGGGTTCCAAGAAGAAGGCGAGCTTTTTCATCCTGGGCCAGGACCTATTGAAAGATGCACACACTATTAACTACTGCGAGGGGTATGCTACTGCTGCCAGTTACTACCAGGATATGAAGCAGCCGGTGGTAGTGAGCTTTGATGCGTACAATCTAGCGCCGGTCGCAGAGGTTATATTCGGACATTTTGCCCAGGCTAAGCATGTCATCATAGCTGACTTTGATGACAATGCGACTGGCGAGAGGGAAGCAATCAAGGCTGCCCAGGTAATAAAAGCTGGGGGTGGCCAGGCTGAGGTGTTAATGCCGCAGTCCAAGGGTGATTACAATGACCATAAGGAGGCGATGGTTGGCGAGATAATGCCCTCGCTCCAAGAGGTAGTTATCCCAGCGGAGTTTGATTTTGAGCGCAACAGCAATGGGCGATACCTACACACCAAAGATAATCACCGCGGTGTCCTGGTTACTAATCAGATAGAGGTTGATTACAACGTCATCAAGAAGGCGATTGAGATTGAGATCCCCAACCAGAAGTTTATTGCTGATTTGAAGGATGACGCAGCGATCATTGAGATAGAAGACCGCTGCATCAAGATGGGGATACCGCATGAGAGAGTACGGTTCAACCTCAAGCTCTTGGCCAGGGAGTACAACCCAGTCAAGGAGTGGATGGAGAGTAGCCCTTGGGATGGGAAGACCAGGATAAAGATGTTCCTGGACACGATTAAGAGCCCGAATGAGCCCTTGAAAGAGATGCTGATGAAGAAGTGGCTGCTGGGTTGTGTGGCTGCAGCGTGCGAGGAGGGCGGAGCTAATTTGGAGGGTATCCTGGTATTCCAGGGTGCTCAGGCCGTTGGTAAGACGCAGTGGTTTGGCAGCCTGGCACCGAATAAGGACTGGCTGCTGGAGGGTGCAACACTCAATCCCCAGGATAAGGACAGTGTAAAGCAGTGTGTTAGCCATTGGATCTGTGAGCTCGGAGAGCTGGGCAGTACGTTTAAGCGTGCGGATATTGACCAGCTGAAGGCGTTCTTAACCAAGAGAAGCGATGAGCTGCGGCTACCGTATGACCGAGCATTTAGTAATTACCAGCGGCGCACAGCATTCTATGCCAGTGTTAATGAGAAGGAATTCCTGATTGATACTAGCGGCAACAGACGGTTCTGGGTTGTACCGGTGACTGAGATAGACTGGCGGCATGGTCTGAACATGCAGCAGGTGTGGGCAGAGATCAAAGAGACGATGTACGAGTCTAAAGATAGATCTTGGTTTCTTACCAGCGAAGAGCGCGCTATGCTGCAGGATAGTAATGAATTCTTTAGAACACAGAGTGCGGTCGAAGACCTGCTGCTACAATACATACGGTTTAAGAGTGCAGACACTAAGCCTGTGCAGATGACCCACCTGCTTAGAGACATGGGCATCAATAATCCAAGGATGGCGGACTTCAAGGACGCTGCACGGGTACTTGCTGATCGCGGTGTAGAACCAAGGTATAGTAATGGCAAGAAGATATACGACCTGGACTATGACCCGATCATCAAGGCGGACGACAACTTTCCACCCCCACCGAAGTGGGAAGTGTGAGGGTGAGGTAGGGTGAAGAGGGTGGCATATCGCCGATAGCGTGTCGAGGTGCTGAGTTGGTATAAGTGGACACGATAATGTATAGGATGTTGCACATTGAAGGTAGCTATACCCTGTACACTGTTAGGACATGATGTAAGTTATTGATATTAAAGCTAATTTATAATAGGTAGGGTAGGGTATAGTCTTTAAGGTAGGTAGTATTTATATAAGTATAAACAGTATATATATATAGTTTATATAGTGTTATATAGCCTTAGTATAGGACACCTACCATACCCTACACTGTACACTGGAGAATCTGATGGAAGAGTTTATTTACGACAAGGATCAAGAGTATTTGGATAATTACAGACGGTGGAGAATCGTGAACGGTGACGAGAGAGAAGCGTATGGGGATAGACCTATGGGCAATGGTGAGGCCGAACGGACGTTCGCAAAACTGGTGGGGGATCTATGGCTGAAGACAAAAAGCTAGGCAGACCCAAGAAGGATAAGCCTAAGCTTACCAACGCACCCATACAGTTTGTAGCTGATGAAGAGCTGGGCATCACCGATATGCAAGCAGGATTTGTATGGCACTACACCGAAGGTGCATGCGGACAGACTGAGGCAGCTCGACGAGCAGGCTTTAGCTTTCCTGCTAACGCTGCATCAAAGCTACTCAACGGCAGAGACCATCCGAAGGTGACAAAGGCAGTACGCATTGCCCAGGAAGAGCTGCGAGAGAAGTATGCCATTACACCAGAGAAGACCGGTGCAATGCTATGGAACATAGCCGAGACATCATTCGACCAGGGCAACTACAACGCTGCAGTGAGTGCAGTGAAGGAGCTCAACAGCCTGGCTGGATTGTCAATACAACGTAGCCAAAACCTTAACATCAACGCTAACCTGGAGCGCATGACCAAGGAGGATATCAAGGAGCGATTGAACGATTTGCTGGGCATCAAGGGAGAGTACAGCACTAAGGACCTGTGAGGTTATGGGTTGATTATTTTTGGTTCAGTAAACAACGTATGGCCCTCCGCCCGCCCAGAGCCCAGGATTCCTCAAAAAAGTTATAAAAAAGGGTTTTCTTATAGTTTTCAGTACTATAGGGCAGATTTTCCTAGGGTTTCGGCAGCTTATGTTTAAACCCCTGTGAGCACGGGGGTCACGTTATAGCCTGATATGCCTGTATACTGGGCTGCAGGGCAGAAAAATTGGACCCCTATGGACCTGGGATTTAGAAACGAGATTACTTGGTTTTTTTTGGACGGCACACCCCATATTTTTGCCGGCGCCGTGCGGCTTACGTTTACTTGAGTTTCGTACATTCAATACCCAAAAATCCATATGAGATAATGCCAGGCCCATCTCATTTTAATGTGCAACTTTTTGCACAGATAAAGTGCCTGGGGGGGTAAAATTTTTTTCAATTTTTTAAACTAAAGGAAATGACTGATGGCTGATTCACGGAATAAGGGAGCAGCTTTCGAGCGCGACCTGGTAAAGCGTCTAAATACTTTTTTTGTTGATAATGACTTTGATATACAATGTAAGCGTAACCTGGACCAATATCAGACGGCTGGCATGTGTGATATTGAGATACCTGGCCATGCTATTGAGGCCAAGGCGTATAAGTCGGGCTGGTGGTACTCACCGTCCTGGTGGGTTCAGGTCTGTGAAGCGTGCGGTGATCGTGTTCCGGTGTTAATATATAAATTCAACAATAAGGCTATACGGGTTTGCGTGCCTATTTACGCCGTCAATCCAGCCTGGGAGCGCGACAACGCGCAGACCGTGGTAATGACGTTGGACCAGTGGTTCATATTTCTGCAGCGATATTTAGAGGAGAGTCAAGATGAAGGGCGTTAATCATTATAAGAAGGATGGCAGCGAGCATACGGGCACTAAGCATAAGATGGCTGATGGTACGTTGCATTCGGGCAAGACCCACACTAAGACCAGCGTGAAGCTTTTCCATTTTGGTGAGTTAGGTAAGAAGGCTAAGGCAGCTGCGAGGGCTAAATGACTGATTTAACGTCTTCAGCCATGAAGGCCGATGGATTTGATGGTGCGATCATTGGATTCGGTGGTCAATATGGTTCTGATGATTGTGTTGTTTACAGCATTGAGCTGTGCATAGATATTCTTGTTGAAAGAGACGGCATGGATTATGATGAGGCTAGGGATTTTTTTGATTACAATGTTGCGTGCGCCTATGTTGGACCAGGCACACCTATCTTTGTGAATTCGATAAATGATGTTGACGAACTAGATGAGATACTTGGCAGATGAATCGAGACGATATCGACATATTTAGCTACAACCTGGGTGGATCTGTCGGTGATATGATACCAAGAATCACTGCTGACCAGGCTAAAGAGGCTCGTGATAAGTACCTTCCCAGTCCTGAGCAGCTTGCTTATTTTGGCACGCAGCTCGCCCCTGGTGCCGCGAGTATTGATGCTGCCGGTGGTATGCCAGGAATGCCGTCTTCTGATGCTAATCTTACCGATATCTTTGATGCTGAGAACAACCTATCCTTTTTTGAGAACATCCGCCAGGGTAACATCCTAGATCCTTCGCTGCAGGCGCTTGGTGTCCTGGGTGATGCGACGTATGCTGCTGGACCATTGGTCGGCGGACTGCTTGGTTCCGCGTTAAAGGCGCCACTGGCTATTCGCAAAGCCATGAAATTGACCGGTGGTATTGATAATTTGCCGCAAAACATTGCCAAGGCGCCTGATGGTATTGAAAGCGTTGATGCTGCCAGGTTGATTGCAGCTATTGAGCAGGGCTCCCTGGTAGATGGTCCGATTAG